TACCCGTCCTTCCTTTTCACGATCATAAGGAACCTCCTCTCCAGCGGCTAACGCCTCTTTCCATGCCTCGTCAAGGTCTATGTACGGCTCTTTTTCGTCTTCGAGGATTGCTCTGATATAGCCCTCTGGAACGCCGGACTCTTTTGCAATCTCGCTAATAACACTGTCTTCAATCTCGCTGCGGTAACGGGCACGAGCTTCCTCAATAAGTCGGGTGGAATATCCTTCATTTTTCAACTCCTCAATGATTTGATGATATTCATCGTCTGTTATGTCCTTGATTTGCTCTGGCCTTCGCTCGATAAGCTTGGCCACGTCTATTATATCACGCTTGCGGGCTTCCTCAGCGTGTCGGACCACTGCATCCCAAATGGCCGCTCGCCTTGACTCACGCTCGCTAAATTCCTCACCACGCAAGCCTTTTTCAATGGTAGTGATTGTTTCCTCTCGGCCAAAACGCCCCTCACGCATAAATGGTAGATAGGTTGAGCTATACCCTATCCATTTACCTTCAGGCAACCGTATTCTACCACCAGGCTCGCCTATCTTAACTTGTGTCAGAAAGCCCGAAATGTATGGCGCAAGTCCCCCTAGAGCCTCTACCCGCGCCTGTCTTTCTCTTTCTGCCAAATCAGCGTTAAGGGCCTGCAATCCGAAGGGCGATTGACGCAGATATTCTTCCCTGGCAAAGTGTTCCTCAAACGCCCTTGCCGATTCCTCAGCGGATTTACTAACAGGGATTGCTTCTTTGATCGGCTCGACAAGATCAATGGGTTGTGCTTCCTTGGCTCGTCTTTCATTCTCTATTTCAATGATTCGATCAAGTTTTCGTTTGATAGCATTGGTCAGCGGGTCGTCTTGCGTTAGCCCTTGCTTGATTGCATCTATGTGCTGCTTGGTGATCCTGCCTTGCCTGTAGTCTTGCTGCACTGCTTTCAGGAATTGCTTGGCTTTATCCACTTGCTCTTTGGTGTAGAGTGGGCGTTTTGGTCCTGGTTCCGCTTCAGCACCTTTCCTTGCCCTAGCCTGTGCACCCATAACGTAACCGCCTGCGGCGATCCCCGGCGTTGTCACGGCGGCGGCCAACGCCCCACCTATGGCTTGCTCCCCCATACCTTCGGTTAGAACCTTTTCAGGGTTGACCGAGTATTTTTCGGCCATATTCTGGACTAACTGCTCTATGGCGCTTTGCGGGGCTTCTTCAATAAGGGATTCGCTTAGTGTTTCCTTGATGATCGCTTTCCACAGTGGGCCTGCTTCACCGCCGACGATCCGGCCAAATATATGACCTGAAGGCGCACCTAACGCACCCGTTGTAAGGGTTGTGGTTGTCCCGACAAAGGTTGCGCCAGCAAGGGCAAGGGCTTTACGGGCAAGGCGATCTTTCTCCTTTGCTGAAAGCCCTTCCGGTAGGCTGTTAATAATCTCTTGGTATTCAGGAGATTTTTTGATTAATTTATCAGGAGCGTTATATATCTGGTCATAGGTTTGTTGGGCGTTAGAGACGCCGGCTGTTATGCCTTCACCTATGGCCCCGCCAATCACACCGGCTAGGCCGCTTGATATGCCGCCAGCGATAAGCGAACCGGTGATTGCGCCTCCACTTAGCATTCCAATTCCGGCCAGGGGTAACGACTGAAGCGCTATACCGAAAATCTTTGGGGCGCTCTTGAGTCCTGGGCCAGGTTTCCATTTGCCCTGCTCATCCCTTGTAATAAAGGGCTTGGCCATCTCCCTTTTCATGGCGGGAGAAAGGCTTTCTTGCCAGTATTGTTGCGCTTGTTGCGCCTGTCTTGCGGCCTTGGCCCCTGGGGTGCTTTCAGCAATCAACTCACCGGCACGGGCCAATTCTTCCTTGCCTGTTAAAGCACCAGTCGCTTCCGTGGCAAGACCAACGTAGGTCATAGGGTTGTATGCCCGAGAGAAAAAGCTCAACATTCGGCCCGCGCCAGCGAACCCTTGCATAAGCTGTTTAAGATAATCGGAGGCTTTAACACCGCCTTGCGGTTGTGGTAATGCACCGGCTTGCGTGGTTTCACGTGGAACCTCCGCAAACCCTTGTGGCTCTTGAGCCTGCAACTCTGTTACATCCGCAGCATCCTTCCAGTATTCGGGGTCAAAAATATCTCCCTGCTGAGAAGGAGGCGCTTGATCCGGCGCAAAAACATCGGCATTTTCCCAATATTTCGGGTCAAAAGGATCATAATTAGGCATTTTTTAATCCTTTTTCTCTTTTTTCTTACCCTTTTTGATAACTCGTTTGGTCACGTTTCCGTCTGCGTCCACCCTAACCTCAATGGTGTCGCCTGTCTCCTTGTCAACATAAGTAGCCTTAACCGTCTGCTTTGACGTTAATGCCCCCTTTTGCGCTGGTATTGCTGTTTTAGCCTCCTGTTTTTGGTTCGGTTGTGTTACTGGTTGACGAGCGGGCATTTTCCCGCTTAAAACCATGGCTCCATTTGCTTTCCTTCCTTTGTATTTAGCCCGGCTAGTTGTAGGCCGTGGCAATGCCGCTCGTGGAGCGGCTACAGAAGCTTGTCCCGGCGGTATCTGTGTCTTTCTGTATTTTTCAAAACCAATGCTTCCTTGCTTATATATGACACCATCAGGGCTTTTTACGTATTGGACCTCGCCAGTCGGGGCCAAAAGTTCTTGTGTGCCATCCGACCATCTTCGTAGTCGGTTACCAGTACGACGATCCACCTTTTCCTGAATAAGTTGCGGTTGGCCGGCTTGTTGTTGGGCTTGCGCTCCGGGAGTAACTTGGCCTGCCACCATATTTTCGGCAATAAAGTTTCTTGCCCATGTGTCGCGATCAGGAGCATTGGGCTTTAGCTCCCCGCTTGGCTCCCTGAATCGTGCATCATACTCTTTATATGCTTGGGCAAGCGTAACCTTGAATGGATTAGTTATAGCTTTTTTGCCAGCGGCGCTAATACGGGCCTTTTCTAATTCTGTTTTAGACTTAATTATCTCTTTTTGCACTTGAGGATCTGCAAATCCCATGAAAGCTGAATAAAACTCGTCTTTACTTTTGAAGTAAGCGGGCTTCTTCTGGTTGGAAAATTTCACAAGGATATCTCCATCGGGACCAAATTCCATAGATTCAACGTATACCCCTTTATTGCCATACTTCTGAAAGTAATCAATGATCGGTTGCGGATTGTTTGTAGCAAGGCCCCATTTGGCAAGAGCAAAGTCACGCTGCTCCTGCTGTTTTTCCCGTGTCATGCCAAGACTCGTCTCAAACTTCCTTTCTTCAAGCCCTTGCTTTCGTTGTGCAAGGGTATTGACGCGATCTTGGTTTATCTCGCTAAAAACCTGCTGTCTTTCTGCAAGTGCCGATGCTTTACGGGCCTGTTCTTCTGCAAGAGCAATTTTGCGCTCTTCAAGCTCAAGCTGTTTTTGCTTTAAGGCAAGCTCGGCAGCGTTATCACGAATTATGCGAGGCGCGGCTGTTGGCCGACGAACGTAGGCCATTGCTGCAAAAGGATTAAACCGTGGTAATGCAACAGCATCATAAAACCTTGCAGCCTCTGTTCCTGCTCTTAATCCTTCTACAAAACCCATAGCGTTAACCCCCTGAAAAAATATTTAGTGAAAATTAATGGGGAGTGCTCCAGGCACAGTGTGCCATTTAAATGTTTGTGATGGTACTTGACTTCTTTGGTTATTAACTGGTTGGGCCAAGCTGAAGTTGCTTGGTAAGGCTCCACCGCTTCTTCCCAAAAAGTAGCCAGCCAATGTAGCACGGGGTTGGACGACAGCCTGAGAATAATCCCTTGCAACGTTACCCATGGTATTGGCGATACTTGCTATGGCCTGCGTCTTGGCTTTTTCAACATCTGCCTGGGTTGCAAGCACATCGGCCTGCTTGGTAAGTAAGTTTGTCCCCACCCCTGCCAACTCCGCGCCGGCCAATGCCGTTTGGCTAGGATTGACAAGGCTTGCTATTTGGGCGTTGAGCTTTGCAGCCCTTTCCTTTTCTGCGTTAACAGCCAAGTTTTCTGCTAAAGCCGTGGTCTTTGCCTGGTCAAGGTAAGAGCGCCGCGTTAGTGCGCCAAACTTTCCAGAAGTTGGGTCGATGCCATAAGAAAGCAATTGTTTTTGCATGGCTTCACGCGCGCCGGCAGCTTGCTGCGCCACGTCCGAGGCCGCCCTTGCCCTGGCTCCAACATAATCAGGCCGAGCAAGAGCCTGAAGCTCTCCAATTGCCCCTGCCTGCGTTTGGTATTGTTGCTTTGCTTGATTGAGAATGTAGTCTGCTACGGGCGCGTACTTGGTTTTATAGTCCTGGTAAGAATCTTGAAGCCTTTGAATTATCGTATCAAAGGTTTTGCCTAAGGAGCCACCACGAAAGCCGCCACTTATTGAACCAGAAATAAGGTTCATGGCCTTGCCAAACATATTCTCTAGCCCCTTTAAAGACTCGTTCCACGATGACAAGAACTGCGCTGCCAGCTTATTGCCCTGCTCGGCCTGTTTGCGCCTCAGCGCCCATTCCTCTCTTGCTCTTTTAAGCTGGAAATCCGCCATCCCCGCAGCGCTTTGGGCGAGGCTCGTTTGTGCCTCTGATTGGAGGTTGCGCTGTTGCGTCTCAAATACGTCCTGATACCATCTCGGCGATTTGTAGTAGCCGTAGGGGTCAAACATTCCGTAGTTGTAGTTTAAATCTCTAGCGGTGAGCATTGTAATACCCCTCCTTACTTGGCTTGCGCCTTGATTTCTTCCACGGAAGCCGCCAAGTCGATGCGTTTAATCTCTAGGTTTCCTTCAACTTCAAAATAAAGCGTTCTCGCTCTATATCCGCTTGCCAATCTAAATGGGCGATCGTTGTAAATTTCCTTTGTCATCTTTAGCGCTCCATCAGCATAAAGCTTAAAAGTCATCTCAAAATCACCCGAATATGCCGGAGTAGAAGCAACATCTTCTAATTGATCGCCGTTTATGGAGATATTCTCACCAATGGTGTTTTCCGCTATTGCGCCCCCTATCCGATTTGCTGAAATAAGAGCAATGTTGCGCGCGCGAGCTTGTGCCTCTTGGTCAAGCAGGTCTTGATAGTCTGAACGATCTCCTAGCTCACAGATAACACGAGCAACCAAGGGTGTTGCCTTGGCAGGAAGTAAAAACTCTTTACTTCGCCATACAAGATGATCCGGATGGGGTTGCGTCTGATCGCCTTCCCATTGGTACACATAATTGGTGCCACTCACGGTTTTAACGAAATATAAAATATCTTCTTCGGTATCCACGAAAGCAGCATCAGTATAAAGATCAAGCGTTGTTAGCTCCCCAAAGTATTCACCGCTAGCGTTATCCTGGAAAAGGCCAACCACAATAGCCCCCTCATTGTCTCCATAGGAGTAAAAACCAAAATACCGCTCGTCCTGGATATAGCCGTGCATGGTAGCGGGTTCAAAATCTGGCCATGTTTCCGCATCAAGAGAAGATCGAGTAAGGAGAATGCTCCTGGAACCATCAATTAACGCTAGACCGTCATTCGTGGCATAAACTACGCCGCCTGAAAATTTCGCAACAGAACGCTTTGAAACGCACGGCCTTGATTCAGAAAGCGGCGTAGGCGTCATGGCTGCGGGATCAGCGCCGGTGACAATAACTGGCTTGTCCTCGGTCAACACCACCAATACGCCCGCCACTGTCTCAAGAGCAACGATAGGGTCTGGAACACTGATAATATAGTCTGTAGGATAGGCCCACGGTTTATAAGGCTCCGAAAAGTATATGTCTTTTCCGCTGAATCCGGCCAAAATACCATTGCCTATATAAACAAGGCCCTGCAATTCATCTGGTGGAGGATCGTAAGTTTCTGTCAAAAGCACGTCCTCAGTATTGAGATCATCGTCTGGCGTGGTGTCAGTGTATGTGGTATCGTTAATGTCAATAGCGTCAAGGTACACGTATTGAGTCGAAACGCTTCCGGTAAGCACGCGATATATTCTTTTTTCGAGCAGGTTGTTTTTGTAGCATCTCCACTTTACAGTTCCATCATCAGTATCTTCGTCAATGGTTGTGCCCCAGGTCGGCTCCGAGCTTCCACTGGTGCCGGCCTGGACACATTTGTATACATAGGTGCCCCCCTCGCTACCAACCGGAAACACAAAGTTACCAACAGTGTATGCTTTTCCTGCCTGCCATTCCATTGTCATGCCACTTAAATTTACTGTCTGGCCTTGTTTTGCACTTACGGTATTGGAGACCTCGGAAGGTAAACCTTCTTCATACCAATCCGTTACTATAGTCCAAACATAGTTAATAGAACGGGCATCACCGGTGCCACCGGTACCGAGAGAGGCCGATGGTGCGGCTGCTGGAGTAGGCACAGCAAGAGGATAATAGTTTACGGGCTTGGCCCCACCCCCGGTAGTCGCCTGCGTCCGATTGCTTTTCTTGGGTATCCCAGCGCCGGTGAAATAGAATTTACCCGCTGTATCCCCGCTCACTGGCGCAAGAACGACATCAACGTCGGCTTCCCATTCAAGCCAATGAGAACCCTCGTAAAGATAGATGGTTCTAACGGTTCCCGTGTTTACTAGCGTTGCTTCTTCTGTCTCATTATACCAGGGGCGAAGGTGCCCGTTAGACAGCTTACAGTTTTTAGCTATCTGTGCCTCATGGGAGTTTAAAAGCTGAGAAGATATTTTCGGTCTTATGCCACCGAATCTTTCAAGGCTTACAAACATTAATTGACCTCCACGTACTGAATCTCTCCATCCTCACCCACAAGGCAGAAGTAAGGCGTGCCCCAGGCAACAGCTTTAAAGGTTTTGTTGTAGGATTCAGCCGCATCTCTATGTGTCCATGAATCCCCAGGAGAGCTAGAGCTTTGAATTTCGCCGTTTTCGCCGCACACCACAAAGAATGTCCGACCATAGGCAGCACCGTAAAACGTGCCGCTAAAGCTATCGGCGGGAGTAGCTGCGTGCCACGTAACGCCATCATCGGTACTGTATTGAATTGTGCCGTTAGCCCCACATACAACCCATATCCCGTCGCCATAGATCGCACCGTAAAGGTTGGCAGTCACACCGTTTGCTAGGCTTCGTTGTGTCCAGTTTTGGCCGCCATCGGTGCTGGTATAAACAGCGCCGCTATCTCCCACGATGATCCATGTGCCACCACCAAAGGCAATAAAGTTACCGTTAGGCGTGTCCGTTATTTCTGAATGGCTTGTCAGGTTTTTATCTGTTCTGAAAAGCTTAGGGTAGCTTTCTGCAAGCCCCAAGGTAATGCCATTACCATTGTCTCCGTCAGGGTCAGCCGCCATTGCTATGATGTCCAAAAGATCGGCGTCCCATCCGCCCCACCCAGTATCCTGCCATGTTATACCATCGCTACTTTTAAAGTAGTTCACATAGTGATGGTCATGATTTGGTATATCATCACCATTCACATGAGCTAGGAAATAAGCCCCTGTATGAATCAGGCAACGAGTTTGAATTGCGGTGGTTGCCATCTAGTTTGCTCCTACCATCATAATCATATCTGCACAATCAAAACACCCGAAAACGCGCTCGGGTCAAAGCCAACTGAGCGTTCAGCATATGCCTCTTCGTACTGGGTAGTATTTGGTTCGTCTCCGCTGGGGGACCCAAAAGCCAAAAAATTATCAGGGCCAGCGATAATACCAACCGCAGCGGCGTAGTCTTCAACATAGTCCGCATAAGTGGGAGTTATTTGTGCCCAGCTTGCCCCATCAGTGGAAGTCACAACGGCATGGCCTTTGTCTTGGTATCCATAGCTCGGATCAAAGTCAAAGCCCTGCCCTACTGCAATAAACTGTGAGCCCGTATAAAGTATTGCTCGCAATCCAACTGTATAGTAGCCGTCTTGAAGCGTATAAGTCTTTGCCGTCCATGTGTCGGCATCTGAAGATGTGAGGACCCTGCTGCTCGCACCATAACCACCTGTAACGATTACATAAAGCGAGTTTCCATAAATTATCTCGGCGGCATATCCACTATCATCAGGCGCAGTTGTCCCGTGCCAAGTAGTTAGATCGGTTGACCAGATGATATTAGTATCGGTACTTGAAATATTTCCGCCTGCCACCCATTTTCCACCACCGTAAACGATGGAATAAAAAGGGATATTGCCGGTAGAAATGCCGTGCGAGATTTCAGTCCAGGTATTAAGGTCGGTGCTTTTTAAAAGCTTTGCCTTGTATGTGCTGCCATCACCACCACATGCCACATAGTTTGTTCCATCAAAACCTATGTCATAGAGAGGATAATTACCACCCGTCCTTTTTTGTGTCCAAGTTTTGCCATCCGTTGATACCTGTACTTCTTCATTCTTCCCGACAGCAATAAATTGACCATTTAAAAAACGAATCCTATAGATTGGACCACACCAATAATTACCCCAATAAAAAGCCGACCACGTTTCACCGTTGTCCGTGGAATAACAGCCGCCACAATTGTTGGCCAGCTCGTAGGCAACCCATATGTCATTACCAAAAGCAATGTACATATTGTTGTCGTCGGGCCATTCATTGTCGCGGTGAAATAAGGGTTTTATATCGCGCCAGGTCGCCCCGCCATCCTCTGAAAAAAGGTCTCCAAAACCGCCCAGGGCTATAATCTTGTTGCCGTTTTGGGCAATACTTGTCAAAGGACCTCGCATAGGCCAGGGCTGCAATGCTTTTGGAGCCTGTGTCACATCCCCAAAACAATATTGTTCACCTGCCAAGACATCCCAATTCGTTCCTCCGCCCCTGTTGATATGCCAGCGTTTATGGCAATCATCAGCGCCGGACTCATAGACCTTTTCACCGTCATATTCCGCAGCAAGCACTCCATCGGGCGGGGTGGTGGTCATTCTAAAGACACCCTTTTGAATGAAGTTCTCGAAATCAGCCGCAACACCGCGTTGACAGACGATAGCTCCTGCATTCCAGCTTCTTGCCGTTGTTCCACCCTGTTGGCGCTCCACGGTTAACACGTCGCCCGTAATACCTGTTACCTTTACAATCTCAACGTTATGGTCAGGATCGGTAATGGTAAGATACATGATCTTGCCGGAAGACCAGTTAGGCAAGAACACCGCAGCTCCCCCAGGGGCAAGCGCAATTTCGGTGTCGCTCGCAGTTATGGCCTCGCGCAAAGTCGCGTATGGCAAATTATTGTAAACGCGCTCTGTCATTCTACGTCATTTCCTTCCAGGTAGTTCCCTCGCAGTGTTTCCACCATTTCTGTGTAACTGAGTTGTAAACTTCTTCACCCTGGTATTCCGCGGCCAATGATCCATCGGGGTCACTGGTCACAGTGCGAAAAACGCCTTTTTGCAGAAAGCTCCCTAATATAGTGGCGTTGAGAACGAGCTTGACGCTTGCGCCGGCAGAAAAGGAGTTGCTGCCACCCCTTGTCACTGTCAGCGTGTCGCCACTTCGGGCCGTACAAAGCATCCATTCGGACTTTGAGGTGTCGGATACCAGGATATAGAAACCCTTGCCCGATCCGCCGCTTACGGATGGAAATTTAGCTCCATCTCCACTGTCCACGGTTATGTTTGTATCAGCCCCACCAATATCGGCAGCAAGAGTGCTTTCAGCGTTGTTTGCAAAGAGATATTCAGTCATAGCCAGCTATCTCCTCTGAATTGAACCGTAAGCTCTTGGTGTGTTAACCCTTTCATCGCCACCAGGTTTGCAGCCGCTATCATCTCATCAAAGACTATCTCAAGCTCGTTGGCCTTGTTGGGGTTAGACCATGGCATACCAGGCGTGCCATACAAATATGCCCGCGCCCCGGTAGCGATTTGCCGGCGGTATTGATTGTAAAGAATATCGGGCAATACGGTTGCCCCTTCTATCGGTCGGAGGCAAACCTTCACTAAGAGCCCCTCGTCACTGTCATCTTCTGGTATTGGATACAAATAAAGCGTAGTCGGGTCCGAAGCGTTGACGTAGTAATTCGAGGGAGTGGAAGAGCTGTCCAAGTGCCATGCGTCATATTGCACCCTGTCTTCGTGATCTGCGGACAAGGGGTCAAGACGGGTGAAGCTGCTGTCTTCCTCCCCATCCTGCTTATACCATGCAGCGGCCACACCGATTATCCTTGCATAAGCGGCCATAGCCGTAGAAAGAGATAAGCTGTAGCCAGCCTGATCCCCCACCACATTGATCCGGTCGAGGGTATGCTTCCATATGTGCGAGCCTTCACAGAACCTTATGGCCGCATCCAAAACAGCCTGCTCAATAGCAGGCAACGGGACCATCGGCATTTGGATAAAAGGCCGCCATGATGATAATGCCACAGTCATGATCTATTACTCCGTAGGCATACCAGCGGCTTTCCACTGCTCGAAAGACAATGGCACGTTCTTGCCGCCAGAGGTTTCTACCATTTGTCTGTACATTGCGTATCTGCGTTTTACAGCTTTGTTTGCTGCGCCAAAAACAGAGTAAGGATTCTCTGCCTTTTCTTTTCGCCGGTTTTCTTCTTGCTCTGCCTGCATTCTTGTGTTAGCCATTTTGTGATCCTCCCTGCTGTTCTGCTTCTGCTGCAATTCCAAGCGCTTGCAAATATGCCTTAAGATGCTTCAAAGCCCGTTGTTCATTGCCCGGGTAATCAGCGTCTTTGCTGAAAGCCCTGAAAAGGATATAGTCTATCAACGCCCCAACATACTCATTAGAGATGCCGACAACAGCGGTCTCCCAATTTCCGTTTGCATCCCAAATAATTGCGTCTGGAACCTCGGAACGGGCCACCTCAACATAAGTCGTACCGTCTGCTGGCGGATAGACATAGAAGACCGTCGGCATCCTTGGGTCTGTGGCGAAGTTGGCAATCTCAGAGTTCTGGCTTGTCTCAGGCCAGGAGGTAAGATAGGCGCTTAAAAGCTCAAGGCTAGTGCGGGTGATAGCGGGGCCAGGGGTCTCACCGTCGGTTCCCATATTGCGAATAACGTCCATAACCGCAACCCCTTTTACGCCAAGCCGCTGCAATGATCCCGGGGCCAGCTTTAGTGAGCTAACCACGATATTGGCAGCCGGAACAAATGACACGATCTGCCTACAACCGATATTCGCCCAGTTGACAAGCTCCTGCTCGTCCCAGGCATCATTGTCGGCGTCCTGTAATTGCCCGGCCACCAGGTCGATAATATATTTCAGGGTTACGTTTGCCATGAGGCATTACTCCTCGTTTTCAAAAATCCTCTGTATCCTCGCTTCCTCTGCTTCGGCTTTTAGCTCTGCCATGGTCTTACGGCGGTTAATCTCAATGCCGTATTCTCTTAGCATGTATTCCTCAACCTGATTTTTATTTGTCATCGCGCGAATTTCTTGAATTTGAGGGTCTTGATCTATTCGTTGCTTGCGTTGCGCGCTCAATATGTCGTCCTCGGTCTCTAGCTTTGCCTGTGGCGTAAGCTCTTCTTCCTCTGCAAAGTTACCCTCCATAAGCCGCTGCTCTGTCTTGTCAAGTTCTTCCATCTGTTTTTCAAGCTCTGCCAGCTTTGCGGCAACTTCTTTGGCTTCATTAGCCATATCATTGCCCAATGTTGCGTTTTCCTTTAGCGCGGCAATACGGGCCTTTTTCTCTTCTATGGCCTTTTTCATCGCGTCTATGCGCCGCTTGGCGGTGTCGATCTCTAGCGGAACCATGTCCTTCCTGGCTGCAAGCTCAGGGGTGTAAACGTAAATATGTCCGCTTCCCAACTGTCTCAAGTATCTCGGTGTCATTGTATTGTCCTCCTTTCAAGATTGTTAAGTGGCCCCTGCCGCATTCAAAGGCAGGGGCCACGGGTTTGCCGGGGCTATGCTCCCAAGTCTGCCGCGAAGTAGCACTCCAGCCAGAAGTCGGCGATGAAGTTGTTGGTATTCGCGTTGTTAAAGAGAATTGTTACTGCACCGTCATCGCTGAAGAAGTAGCCAAGGGCATTATCAGTGCCGTAGCCGAGGGCATCTGTGGTGTAGTAAACGGTTCCCGCAGTGCCATTCATGTCGGAGCCATCCAGGAAGCCGTCTGTGTCTGCACCGGTAATACCCACGTCAATAGTGCAAGTAGCGCCTTCAGCCTGTACCAGTCGGCAACACACTCTCTTGACCAGGGTGCCCTTGGGCAACCTGAAGATGTCGAGGGTGTCGTTGGCTGCAAAGCCAGTGCTGGGAAGACTGGTCTTTTCAGTGGGATCACTGGTAAGAGCAAGCCCTCCATTGGAAATCAGGTCGGGTATGTCCAACCTGCGTCTTGGTATAACCATGCCGGGGGAATCGAAGGGAATCGCATACCCACCGCCCCAAAACATATAATTAGCCATTTGTTAATCCTCCTCTCTGCTAGTTTTGTTTGGTCGAGGGCCGAAGCCCCCGACCGCTTCCAGGGTTATCCCTTGGTGATGTAGCAATCAGTCATTGCCTGGCCTTTCAGCACCTTGTAGCCGTACACATTGAGGCCACGTACCAGCGTTCCGAAGGTCGCCTCAGAGCGAAGCGATTCCATCTTGGTCATCTGCGCTGCAAAGCTCAGTGCGTGCCTTTGACCGAACATGGCGTGCCAGCATGTGTAGCCGCTGTCAGACACGGAGGTGAGCAGGTTCGAGGAGTAAAGGGTGAAACGGTCGATCATCCCGATCCTGCCATTGCGGAGTATGGAGGTGCCGTCACCGGCAAGGGAGGCGTCCTTGAGGTCGGACTTCTTGATCTTGCCGGCAAACCAGGCGGGTATTACGCCCCAACGGTCGGTCTCAGGAGCGTCGTTTTCATCCAGCACCGTACCGTTATCCACGATGATGTCGAGGATGTTGGCTGTGGTGACTACCAGCGGAGAGCCAGTAGTACCAAGATTGATGTCGCTGCTTTTCTTACCGGCGCTTGTTCCCTTATTGTTGGAATCAGCGTCGGCGTAGATGTCGGCGAGGATGCCGGTGTCTATGGTGATCTTCATCTGTTGGCCGGCATCGTCCGCCCAGGCGTCCATCAACTTGAGGTCGGTCTGGTGCTTGTCGATGTCGTCGCAGATGAAGTTGAAATACTTGGCGTGATCTATGGGCAACTCGGTCTTGGGGGACTCCGGCCTCTGGATCACGAGGGACTGGTTCTTGTTGTAGTCCCGAATCACTATGTCGGGCACGGTCCTGATCCATACCTTGTCGCCCTTATCCTTGATCTCGCCTTCGTAGTCGGTGTTAGAAATGGCAGCAAGTACGGTGGCCGAGTAAAACTTAACCAGTAGCTTGCCGCTCCATATCTCAGGTATAAAGTTACCGCTGTATTGCGGGGTTCCACTAGCTGCGTTAATCATTGTTTAACCCTCCTTGCTATCCGACACCTACAGGAGCAGCGATAGCCGCACAGCAAGGAAGGTCTGTGGCCTTACCCTTGCTGCAAATTGAAGGCTTTCGCCAAGCTCCTCTGAAAGGCGTCTGAAATTTTCTGAAACTCATCTTCAGTTATCTTTCCTTTGGTGTAGTCCTCAGCCGCCTTTGCCATTTGCTCCCTGGTGACTGTCACTTCACCTGGAGCAGGAGGCGGAGGCGCAGCACCGGCCGCATCGGGCATGACCTGAGACTCTAGGCCAGCACCGGCAGAAGCCTGTGACTGCTGTTGCTGAGGTGTTTGTTGCTGTTGTGGAGCTGCCGAAAGACCAGCTTGTTGCTTGTAGGCGTTAAAGAAGTAGGCCACTCCATCAGGATTCATGTTGTAGAAGTGGTTATCTAGCAACTGCTTACGGGTTTGGCCCGAAGCCATATCAACTTCCCCAAGCCAACGCAGGAAGCCGGGATCGTTATTGAGAGATTCCCAATCAGGGACTTGTTCTGCTAACCTGTTCCAGAACCTTTCTTCGGCAGTCTGCTTCTGGCCCTGGTACAAGCTGGCAACTGCATCACGAAGACGCTGGTTCTCTGCAATCAAGGCATTGAAGTTACGCACGAGCCCAACCATCTCTTCGCCATAAGGCTCGTAATCCTCTTCGTTGAGTGGTTGGAGACCTTGCTCTGTTGCCGCTCCAGTCTGCGGGGGCTGCTGATCGGCTGTTGCTGCACCTTGCTGTTGCTGTATCTCGCCAAGGCTCTGCCCTGTTGCACCATTGGCGATAAGCTGGTTGAGCGTCGCAATGGTGGAGGCGGCCTCCATTAGCTTCTGTTGTAAGTCAGCGTTTTGGGCCTCCAATGCGGAAAGCCTTTCGCGTAACTCGCTAACATCCGCCTTCACCTCTGCGTCATACTTACCCTTGAGAACCTTGTACTTCTGCTCCCAATCCACTGGCTCCCCTTGCTCAGGAGGCTTTTCCCCTTGCACCGGCTGTTGTTGTGCCGGTGGAGGAGTCGGTTCAGCCTGAGCGGGAGGCGCTGGCTGTTGCTGCTCTTGGCCCTTTTGGTCCTTGGCAGCGGGTTGATCCTTCTTTTGCTTCTTCTTGCCTTCCGCAAGCTCCTTCTGGAGTTTCTCTGCTTCCTTTGCCTGTTTCTCTACTGCTGCTGGCACACTCGACATTGTTTTCCCTCCTTGTGCGAGCCCCTTTCGGGGGTGTTCGCGGTCTGTGGGCTGATCGGAGCTGCCGCGATATGTTCAAGTACCTGAATTTTCTTTTGAAAAAAAATATCGAGGCGTCTTCCGATCCATACCCTGTTAAGGTTAGCTAATCTTGATATTCGGGAACTTGCGATGAATCTTCCTTTTCAGTCTCGCAAGCTCACTCGGTGACAAATACCGTGCGCCATAGCGCAAGGCAGCCCTGGCGTGTTCCTCATCATTGATGGGATACGCGCCCCGGCCTGCCGGGTTCTTTTTGGTCTTCTTCTCTGGAAACGCAAAGCTCTTTTTGGTCATCTTCACGCGCTGTTTGTACGATAGCCTTGCCATTTTCCTTACTCCTTCCGACACATTGATCGTGTCCAGATTGCAGCGGGCTACTGGAGGTAAAGGAGGCCGAAACCCTCACGTCTTCACACCACCGCAACCGGACACGCAACTATGATCGAGTCGCGGTAGTTGGTGAAGACCACCAAACGATCCCACTGCTCCTTAAATGGCCTCCTCAAGTCCACCACCTTTTCGCCCTGGGACACTGGTTTTAGCCGTAGCGTGCGGGCCGCAAACGGCTCTGATATGAAGTACGCAATCTCATTGCGGTAATAGACATAGATTCCTGAACGAATAGCGTCTTCAGGTTCTTCATAGATGCGCCGCTCTACCTTGACGCCCTTCATCTTCATTTGCAGGTCAAGGTCGGTAGCAGGGTCAACCACCACCTTATCGCTCATTCGCCTGAAAACAGGGATAAGGGCCTTCTTGACCGTGCCATCCAGATCAACCCCAAGGCGCGCAAGGGCTTTGCTCAGGGTCTTGCCGCGGAACATCCCCGCATCCCGCGGGTTGTCGAAAAAGTACGCCTGGCAATCCTTGTATACGAGCCCAAGGTTGTCCTTGTCCCGCTTGCCGATCTCTTCCAGCGTCATGTCCTTGGTGGCATCAACTATTTCCTCAGCCATAACGATTAGCTCCTGGGTCTCACATAGAGCATGGTTACAACGGCCTTTCCTGCGGTGGCTGCGGTTCCGGTCTGTGTGTATTTCACGAAGACTTCAGTATCCGCGCTTACGCTCTTGCCCTTACCACTCACTATTGTGACACCTGCGCTCGTCTCATCCACATCACCTGCGGCTACATAAGCGTCATCATCACCGCTAGTGCCCACCACAAGCACATTGGTAGTACCGGCGTTGAAGGCGGTCTGCACATCGACGATAGTTGCCACAAGCTCTGCCCCTGCCGGTAGGATACCCATACTCACGGTGTACGGATCAGCCACGTTGTAGTTGATGGTGGCCTTCAGGGCTTCCAGCACCATGGTTTTGGACAGGTTGTCGCCACGATCCAAAATGATCTTCTTTGCCCGTAACTCATTGACATTTAGCTTTTCATACCTACTCATTTCTTTCCCCTCCTCTACCCTTGTTGTTCCCTCTCAAAATTGAGGATTTTTTCAGCCATCTGCCGCGACGCGGCGAATATGTTTAGCAGGCTTACAAGCGCCCTGCGTTGCCCAATAATGGTTTCATCGTAGTTGTCCAGGGATTCAAGTGATAGCTGTCTATCCACGCCTTCCAGGTATTCGACAAACCTTTGAAAATCCTTGTCGTTCCGTAGCCGCGCGATAGCTTTCCACGCTTCATTGTCCGGTTCTGGCAAGTAATTCCTATCCATTTCCCATCATCCTTCCCGGCTCTTTGCCCATTGCGCCCCCATCAGGGGCCATAGCCGCTGGCCGAAACGGTATGGCCCCACTCTGAGGGGACACGGGAGGCATGGGCTGTGGCGAAGCAGGAGGCATGTTGGCGGCTAACTGCTTCCTGCGCAATAATTCTTCCCGCGAAGGCACCACCTTCTTGGTGGGCATCTTGAGGCTTTTCACTGTCTCGCGCAGCACTTCCGCCCTGCCTTCCTCGCCCATGATGGCAAGGTCAACAGGATTGTTGGTTTGCTGTAAGAACTCAGTCCGGCGTAGCTGTAGCTGCTCTTGGACGATCAGGTATTCGCTCGCTCGCGCGATAACCTCAATGTCACCCCATTTTTCCACGTCCTCGTCATAGAGCATGATCTGCGTCCAGTGTTCCTTGATCGTGGGTTGGATGATATTACGGTCTATGTATCCAACCACGTTCTTGAGCGTCTTCGTGGCCGAGTTGAGCAACATGGAAAGCCCTGAAGCGGTCTTGCCCGCTCCACCTACCCGCTCGTTGCCGTACATATAGGCAGGGATGCCCGATTGCTCGCTGGCCTGCTTGAAGAAATACTCGTACACAGCCAAAAGCGCATCAGCGAGCAGGTTAGGTTGATAGAAGTTGATGGCCGGTTTGCCGTGCGGCATACGGCTTTCCTTGGTCTGCCATATTTTCCACGGCCAAATACGGGTGACATCCTGGCCTGCATATAGCCGATCCATATTGGCTTCGACCTGCGGCCCGGAAGCGATCCCCATGTTGTTCACCAGGGCTCGGGCGGCAGCATTGCACACTCTCTGGGTGTCACGCATAAGCTGAGGCACACCTTCGCCCCAAATAGAGTCATTGGTGGGGGAAAACGATGCGCTGTAGTAAAGCCTCTGGCCAAGGGGATGAGGGTTAAGTCGCGCCATAACCACCCATCTACCGAAAAGCACCACTACAGCCTCATAGTCCATGAGAGGGTCTTTGATTTGCTGTGGACTCATACCCCAATCCAAGAGCAGCCGCCCACGGATAGGACCATTGAAGATCCAACCAGTGAGCGGAGGATCAGGATCGTTGAACTCCTGGGGCCTGCCCTCTGCCTGCGCCCGCTGGTAGTCACCCACTAACATGCTATTGTCGTCACGAAAATAGCCGTACTGGTAGTCGTAAAGCACCCCTCGAATAGCAAGCTCGCTCCACCCGGGACTGCCGATCATCTCCACCAGTTGACGCCGGCGCAACCTGATCCGCTCGCACAAGTAACCATCCTGAACAGATCGCGCCCCAGGAGAGGGAAACATATCGAAAGGCGATACACGCTCGTAACAACGGAATAGCTTTTCACTCACAACGGGACGCCACGCCCCATCCGGCCCTTCTTGCCACACCAGGGTTTTCTTTCGCTTGATGATGGGGCCTTTCAGGAAGGCAGCCGGAAAGGTCACAAAGTCGATGATGAAATCCTCTAGCGCCTGGTAATACCCGCCGGATTGCAACTCATCTTCGATCCGTGCGCTAAGCAATTCAGTGGCCTTCTCTGCCTGCTCCAGACGCTCTTTCCTCACATTTTCCCTGATCTCCTGAAGCCTTTGCGCCACCTGCTCAGGGGTCACGGCCTCAATGCCCTGCGCCCGCATCACAGTGGCAGCCTCAAGGGTAACGGTCTTGGTGATCTCTTCCTCGATATTGTCTGGAAGCTCCGGTACCTCACTTGGAGTAAGCGACCACGGCCTCTCTCCTGCTGGGAGTATGATGTCCTTGATCCATGCTTCAGCGGCCCGGCACTTCATGCCCGTAAGCTTCATAAAGACCGTAGAGCCGTTGGTCTTCTGGATTTCAGCCAGCACATCGGCGTCATACTTCCCCTTCCGCTGGTTGAGGCATTTGACGAGGGTATCATGCACACCGCTAGACTGCTTGGCGCTTACCGCCGCATCCACAGCCTTCTGCACATAGGCAGCCAAAGCGGTCAGGGGTTGGCGGTTCTGCTGCTCTTCAGCCTTTTTTCGATCCGCCTCCAACCGCTCTTTTGTGACGATCTGCTGCGGGGATGCGGTCTGCAATATCCTGTCTTCCAGCGGTAATGCGCTCTGTGTCATGTCCATGCCTCTGCTGATGGCGGTTCAACCTGAACCGGAATCTCCCTATGACCTACAAACGTCCCATAGGACGTATCACGGCTCCATGAATGAAGTGTCGCCATGGTGCGAAATGCGTCGGCCCCATGAGACGCCCAATCATGAAGTGGGCGGTTCTTGTAGCTCTCCGTGCGCTCGTCCCACTCCTTCCGGTACGCCTCCAACGATGGAAGCCCTACCTTCTGGCCGTTGTAAAGTTTGGTGCAGTTTTTCTCGTCGAACCAACAGACGTTCAGGATCTTGCGCACCGCCTCAATGCCGCTCTGCACACTAAGCCTGGGGGCCACTTCAAACCGGATACCCAGCTCCAGGGCGGCATCAAGCCGTGTCTTGGCATTGTTGCCCCACTCGCGCACGCTGATGTCATGCGGAGCCCCCTGGATGCCATAGATATACCCATACTCCTGGCCGTAGCGGTCCAGGACTTCGCGCTTGTAGAACTCCAAGCCCTCGCCTGAATTTTCGTAGTAGTTGATGACGTGAATCTCACGGCCCACAGTCTGTGTGAACCAGATGGCCGTGGTATCATCCAGGCCAATATCCCACCAGGTATCGACCAGGATGCCAGGCTGATGAGGCACAGAAGTGATCCGGCCAAGTTTGCGGAGCCGCGCAAAAGCAGAAGCATAATACGTCCCTCGCACCGCCGCCTCGAATGCCTCCTCCGGCGTGGAAGGATGCTCACGTTTCATATCTTCGCCCTGCTCATTCCACTTCTGCACATACCAATTGATCTGCTCGCGGGTGAGATGGATGCCGTATTTAGCGCGTAGCTCATCGAAGTAACGCTTCTGGTAGTCCAAGACCACCACGTCATCATCGAGGCGGTTGAGGGGATTCATGAACCAGGGAAAGAAATGAAACCGGTAATCCATCTTCGTGAGCTTGCGGCGGGCAATGGACAGCTTGCGGGCGCGCTCACAAATCTCATAGAAAGCCCCGCTCTTACCCTCTGCCGTTGACTCAATGATGACCCAATTGCCAGGATGTACGGTGTTGAGCGATCCGGTGACGATCTCGCGGGCCTTTTCAGGATAGCGGGCTGCGATCTTCCCAAGCTCAGAGATGTGCAGGAGTTGATAGGTCCCGGATCGACCGGAGGTGGTTACGCGGATCGAAGACCCGTTCGAGAACCGCAACGCCTTGGTGGAGCTTCGCTCTGCCTTAACCAGCGCCTTCAACCAGGCAGGAAGGTTGTCGTAAGCGAACTTGACCTTGTTCTGAAAAAACTCCTCTGCGTCCTCGCGGTTGTGGGCAATGATTGCGGCGTGAATGTTTGGAGTGAAAAGGCAGATATCGAGGAAAAGGAGGCAGGCAAGAGTGGTGATTCCGTGTTGGCGGGACTTTAGTACAACGTTCAGGTACCAGAGGGCCAAATACAGGAGCTTTTGCGTGCGGTTCATGCGAAACGGGATTTTCTTTCCATCAGCGTCCACGATATGATATAGC